GGCACTAAACTCTTTGCCGCCCATGTTGACCCAGCCAATCACGACGCCAGACAACACCTCAACTGTGATCGCAAATAGCTCCTTGATTGAAATGTCGGGGTTTTGCGTCCACTGGTCGAGAACGTCCGCAATCTTTTGCTGACCTCGCATCGATTGCGAGCGAGCGAAAAACGTCGGCTGCGTTGCCTTTGGCTTGTCCGCGTCGATGTCCAGCACGATCGGGTATTTTTGGCCAGGCTCAAGAAATAACGGCATACATTCCTCAATCGAAAGCGATAGTGAGTTCGGAATCCGCAGTGGCCCCGGCTGTCGCAAGCCAAGTCAGGTCATCCGTCATCATGTCCGACCGATTACCCTGCTGCTTATTTTCGAGCTGAGCCTTCGGGGCAGCAATGACGATCGAGGCAAGTGCGACGCCGATTCGCATCGAAAACGCTTCCGCATCACTTGTGAGCCACTTTAGGTCTCTGTTTTGTGTAGCCACAAGTTCTGATTCAGGATCTGCCGTAATCACCGGGGCTCGGTTGGTGACAATTGCCGACTTGTAGCCCGTGCGGTCTGCCACATCGACGCACTCACGCATGATGACGCTGTTGCCAGCGTCTACCTCAACATTGGACGTGCAGAGATTGACTGAGTCCCACGTCAATACGCCTGGCGAAAACCGTAGCGGCAATGTGGTCGGATACGTCGGAGCAATGATTGTCGTGTCGGTTTCGTTGCTGGAGTATTTGCCAGTGAAGGTGAACGTGATAAACGCCACCTTTCCCGTTGGGCAACTAATCTTGAATGTTCCCATTGCTCCTGAAAGCAATGACCGCTTTCCGTCCTTGTAGTGTGCGATTGTTAGCGTCTTCACGCCGCCAGTTCCGCCCGGCCCCTCTGACACTGGCGAGAACGTGCCGGCAGTGTCGACCCATCCGCAGGCAGGCAGAAGCACGCTGGCCCATGTCGGAATTGTCGTGCCGTCGTAGCTTAGGTCATGAACGATGGTGCATGTGCCCATCATGCCTTCCGGAATGCCAGCCAGGTAATTGAATCCACCCTGGCCTTCGCGGCGAGTTACGGCAACGGTTGGCTGAATCGAAAAGTCGCGAGCGTTGTATGCACCTTCCGCTCCGGTAATCGTTTCGGCAGTGCCGACAGTGGTCTCGGTCTTGGCGGCGAAAACGGCGCGTCGTCTTAGCAATGGCATGTTGGTTTCCTATGTTTTGACAAGGCCCGAAGCCCGGAGGACATTGAGATTGATTCGACGTTCTATTTGTTTCGTGAGTTCCGCATTGACTGCTTCGACCTGCGGACCTGCCAGATCGTTTTTGACGTATGCCCCGTAAGCCGACACTCCCTTGATCTGTACGATTGGCAGACGCCCGGCTCCAACTCGCTTAAATGCGTTTCCTCGCCAACCTGTTTTCATGGCCCCCGGCTTTGGCCCCTGAAACGCGCCGTCGACTCTACCGCGACCGCCTTTTTTTGAAATCTTAAAAGATACGCCGCGTTTATCCTGCCTCGCTCCGAAATGTCGCAATCCGAGCCGAGGCGTTTTTCTTAATGAAACAACCGCCTGAAGGCTTTGCGGCGATGCCGCAGCCCTGATGCTGAGTGGCTTTTCTGCCTCATCCTTGTTTATGTTGACAGTCGCTCTAATTTCCCGGCCCATCTCTAGTTTGGTTTTTTTCGACACGGCGTTGATCGCGGCGGCCAGTTCTTTGGTCAGGCTTTTTTTTGCTGCCGATACTGACTCCGCGAGTCGCTTTAGTTGATCTGCGTTTATCTCAATGGCAATCATGCTGACACCGTCGTCGGATCGTTTTCGGGAACTCGATACGTCACAAGCAACGTCACCATCACTCCGCATCGCCCGCCAGTTTCCTCCGTGTAAGATTCAATTGGCCCGAGCGTTGTGTTGATTGCCAGCCCGCTCCATTGATGCCAGTTCGCTGCATTAGTAGCCGCCGCAATGATGTCCGCACCCATGCGATTCTTGAACGTGTCGATCGCCGTCGTTTCGTCGTCAGATGGCTTAACTATGCCAGCCACAATGACCGGCATGTCGTAAGCAATCACGGGCGGATTGCCCGGATAGCTCAACTCAGCGTTTGGCACAGGATCCCCATGCGAAACCACGACAACCAAGTCCTTCGGCTGCCACGTCGCAATCTGTGCCGAACGAACGGCTGTAGAAAACGCCACAGCCATGCGGCTGCGGACATTTGCTACGATTCGTTCATTGACAGGCTCTGTCATTAAACCACCGCAAACTGACAGACCCCAGCGTCTTGCGACATCAGAGTCATAAAAGAAAACCGTTTTGGAAGTGTCTGTCCAACCTTCAACACAAACTCAAGTTCATCTTTGCCGATGTTGATTTCGCTGGATGCGATTCCAGACCGGCAAGAGTTGTAAACGCGAATCGTTGCTGTCGGTAAAACAGCGTTACCAGAGGCATCAAAAATGGCGGGCGGGTTACGCTCAATAATGGCGAGAATTGGACGTCTCCCGCCGCCATTTGGAAAATAGACAACCGACTCCCCGAAGTTGTCGAGCAACATCGGGAACCCTGCGGCTGCAAAGTGTGAGTCGAACGTCGTTGGCATCAATCAACCTTAGAGTGTCGTAACGTTGCTGAGCAGATGCCCAGCCTGTGGATACAGGACAATTTCATCAACATCGTGGCGAACTCGGATCACGTCACCGCGAACACGTTCGTCACGATAACTTTCGACAGTGCCACCGATTGACGATCCGTCCTGTGACCAGTGGAACGTGCGGCCGATGCAAGCGTCTCGCATGTCAGGACTCGTGGAAATGCGACAGACCATCGCATATTCACTTGACCAGATTTGAGTCGGGGACGCCGCTTGACCTTCCCTTGCGTTGTTCTTGCTGGTTCCGGCAACGATGACGTAATCCAGGTCGAAAACCTGAGCCAGCATCTGAGCAGTGATGTCGGTTGGCTTTGACGGGCTGCCAGCACCGGCCGACTCGACACGGTCGATGATCTGGTCAAGGTTTCGAAGGTTTCGGAAGACCTTGCGATTGATGATCAGAGCATTGGGCCACAGGCCAGAGTTGTCGTACACCTTTTGGACAGCCGCCTCGACATCTGTGATGGGCACCGCGTTTGTCGTGTGGTTTGAGTCCCACTCATTCGTGATTCCCGTTGTCAGGCTCGCACCGTTCCAGGTGGTCGCGTTGAACACGGCATCCGCAACACGCTGTTCTGCATTTCGCAACACGGCAGAAAAGGCACGCATTGTGCTGATCTGTTCCGCTTGAAAATACTCGGAGTACATTTTTGATTCACGGTCATCCACAGGCTCTTCTGCCCCGTGTTCTTCCGTTGCGTAGACTGCGGGCTCAAACGTCCAGTTCCCGCGAGCGTAGCCGCTTCCGGGTGCTCGTTTCGTGTCACGCTGCTGAAGCAGTTGCTCCAACGGAATCTTTCCAAAGTTTCCGGCCTGACTCTGCACATTGATTACAGGAAACACCTGCGTTGCAATGTAGCCAGCCTTTTCGGACTCTAAATCGAACTCAAGGAACGTGGCCAAATCTGGCCGCTGTGTAGCCAAGCTACTTGAAGGACTAGGCATTGCATTTCTTTCTTCCCGATGCAACGCGATTTATGAAACATGGTAAAAAGTCGCCGGGCTTTGGTGGCCACCGCCACCCGGCAACGCATCGGGCTTCTTTAGGCGACTGTGACAGCCTTTAAGCTGACCGTGTGCCATTTCAGGTTGTAGGCCATCAGGATAATCGTCGCCCCGGCAAACGCGGCAAACGTCGCCGTGGTCTTAGCTCCGCCAGTCACGCCGTCTTCGATCAGGCCTGTCGCCGTGATTGTGTGAGCAAATGCCGTCGCTGACGTCACAGTGATTGTCAATCCGTCCTGCGCGGCTGTTGGTGCTGCCAGTGTCATTGCAGCAAGCGACCCTGTCTTGGTGATGACGACGGTTCCAGGCACCAGTGCGATGGCGGCGTTAGCGGATGCCAACGTGACCGGATTTGACACCGGCACATTAAGCGATTGCACCTCAATGATGTCACCGTCCGTTGTGACGGTTTCCTTGGCAATGCCCTCAATGTTGCCGTTTGCAACCGCAGACACCTTTCCAGACGCTGCACCGTAAACGTAATTTCCCTTGGTGATTGCTGTCGCCGCAACCATCTTGCGTGTGCCTTCAGCAGTCTTCAATCGAACAGAACACGGTCCAGCCGCAACGCATGGCAATTCCATCGTGCCGAAGGAATCTTCAAGGGCACCGGCAAGAGCAACCGCCCCCGGCGTTTTTACTCGAAGATACTGGCCAACAGCTCCGGCCGCTGTATCTGGCACAACTGGTGTTTCAAAAAACTGACTCATGATATTCGTTCCTCACAGAAGTGATGATTGGTTGAAATTAACGCTGCGAATCAGCGAGCGTTCGCTTCTGCGAGAAACGCCTCGCGAAGTCCCGGGTGGTTGCGGTTTGCCAATGCCACCGCCTTCATCTTGTTGTTGCCGGTCTTTGCCATTGCGGCATCGACGGCCTGATTCCAGCGGACACTGGCAGACGGGCCGCTCGTGCGAGCCTTGGCGACTGGCTTGACGCCTGACTTTGCTTTGGCTTCAACCTTCTCCTCTTCGGCAGCCTTGGCCATTTCCTTTTCGCTGTCGTCTTCTTCTTCATCAGTGCTGATTTCAAGTTCAGCAGCTTTGTACTTGGCGAGTTCTTCTTCCATCGCCTTGCACTTGGCCATCAACTCTTCGTTCTCGCTCATCATCTCTTCCGCAGCAGCAGCAGCGACTGAAGCCATCGGCATTTCTTTCAATGCCCATGCAATCACTCGCTCGGCTTTCGCTTTCGGAAATGCCGCTTTGATCTCTTTGAGAGTTGCGGCAACAGGGGTTGACTCTGGCATTTTATGGCCTTTCTTTGAGTCGTTGTCACCGCCTGAGCCTGCCCCGAATAGGGCAGCTACAACTCCGTGCGGCATGGTTTTGACTTTTGCAAACGCTCGCCCGATGACAGGCTGTCCGGCAATTCGTTTCGCCAGTCCCATTTCAACGGCCTGCTGAGCATTCAGGTATGTCTCGTTTTTCAGGATGGCCTTGATTTCGTCTTCGCTCTTTCCGGATCGCTGAGCGTAGGCAGACACCATTGACGACTTGAGCTTGCCGAGCATCTCGGACTGGCGGGCAAAGTCTTCGTCGTCACCCTCAACCTGTGCGTAGGGGTTGTGGAGCATCATGTAGCCGTTGCTGCTGATCTCCACGTCATCAAATGCACAGGCGATAAATGAGGCAATCGAGAACGCGGATGACTCAATCGACAGTGACTTCGGGCCTTGATACGCAGCGAATGCGTCGTGAATGGCAAAGCCTTCGAAGACTGAGCCGCCTTCACTGTGAATCTTGACCGCAATTGGTTCCGTGCCGTTTTCTGGCAATTGCTCACGAACCATCGCTGCGGAGATTTCGCCGTCTCCGGTTCCAATGACCCCATCGATTCGAATTGTTTTTGTCATGCTGTCACCTTGGCTTTCGCCTTGCGTTTAGCCGCTGATTTCGGTTTCTCCGGTGGCTGCTCTGCCGTCTTCTCCTGCACAGCAATCGCCGCTGGATCCTGCATCGCCATTGTCGTTCCGGCTGGCATCGGCAGTGCAATCAAATCCCGCCAGGTGATCTTTGGGCCATCCGGAAACGCCGCGTTGATCTTTGCAGCTTGCGACTGTGCCTTGTCGATTGCGAACGCGTTGTCAGCAATCGATTCTTCTGCGATCTCTTCCCAATCCTTGCCTCTTGCCGCGTGCAAACGTCGCGGAGACGTCAACGCATTCTTCAACTGCTCAGCATCGCCCTGAGCGTCCGCAACCGGTTCGATGTAGCTCCACGTCGGCAGGTTCCAATTGTGGCGGAAGATGCCGTCACCGAGTTTGCTGGCAGCCTTGCGAAGTGCAGCGTCTTTTGTTTCTTTTAGGTGCTGAGACAACTTCCAAATGTACGCCGGTCGGTTCAGGCGTCTCACCAGATTCTGCTGGTCGGCAACGAATCCTTTGCGAGCCTCATCAACTGCCCCACGCCATCCGGAAAAGTTAGTCTCGCTGCCGTCCATCAAGACTAGGCAGAGAGGCAAGCCGAAATTCACGCCGATGATTTGCAGGATCAGTTTGACCTGCTGAAAGTATTCGGAGTTAGGAACGTTCGGGCTGAACCCTTGCAGTTCTTCCCCAGGCTGGCCGATGACTTCCATACCGGGCGAAACGCCTTCAAGCTGTCGCGTTCCGGCCTGAGTTGTTTCAACCGTTGCGTCACCGTAAGCACTGTCGGCAGATGGCAGGCGATTACCTCCAGCCGCCATCTTTCGGAACACCGCAAAGCAACTAACAACTTGCTGCTGCACGAGCTTTGCGAAGTTAATGTCTTCCAGCATCCCGGAGATGCTGAACACCGGAGCCAACTGGGTGACGCCCCGAGTCGGGTTTACCCGTTTCGGGTTGTAGACGTGAAAGACCTGCCGGATCCCGTCTTCATTGCGGACATCAATCGGAGTGCATTCGCCAAACTGGCCGAACTCGCTCAGCTCTTCCGCAACGTGGTATTGCTCGCGACGCCCGACTCGATTCGTCGTGA